TTTGCAAGGATGTACTGATCAAGCCTTTCGAGGGCTTGGCAAAGCGTTTGCCTGATGGACGAGTTCAAGCTTACCCAGACCCCGGAACCCGTGGACATCCTTGGACAATCGGTTGGGGTGCAACCGGCCCCGATATTAATCCCGGCACAATCTGGACGATGCAGCAATGTGAAGATGCCTTGGACCATCATGTGGAGTATTTTGTCCGAGGTTTGGTAAAGCTTTCCCCCAAAATACAGACTGCGTTGCCCCGACGCATTGCCGCCGTGACTAGCTGGGTCTACAATTGTGGCCTAGGGAACTATCGGGTTTCCACGTTTAAAAAACGGATTGATGCGGGAGACTGGGATGGTGCAGCAGACCAATGTATGCTCTGGAACAAAGCTGCTGGTAGAGTTCTCCCCGGTCTCACGCGCCGCCGTGCAGCAGAAGCTGCCTTGATGAGGTGATAGATGCCTTTCCTCAAGCTCAATTTTCGACCAGGGATCAACCGAGATCAAACTAGCTATTCCGGTGAGGGTGGTTGGTATGAATGCGACAAGATTCGGTTCTTTTCAGGATACCCCCAAAAACTAGGCGGGTGGCAAAAGACAACGCCCAACACATTTATCGGCACGTGCCGACAGATGTGGAATTGGATCACTTCATACAACGACAACTTGTTAGCTCTTGGCACCAACGTCAAAGCCTATATCGAAGTTGCAGGTACGTTTTACGACATCACACCACTACGCACTACCTTAACGTCACCAGCAACAAACAACTGTGTCGATACAACTAACACGTCCAGAGTTGTTAACATAAATGTCGTAGGGCATGGCTGCGAAACGGGCGACTACGTAACGATCTCAGGAGTAACAGGCTCTGGGTCTCCATCAGCTATTGGTGGGATTCCTATTACAGAGATCAATGCCGAACATGAAGTTACTAGGGTTGATGCAGATAATTTTACGATCACGGTAACGACAGCAGCTACGTCAACAACCTCCAATCAAGGGGGTACAGCCATATCAATCGCCTGCCAGATTCACCCTGGGTATGCAGCCACAACGTTTGGTTATGGTTGGGGTGCTGGTACGTGGAACGGTAATTTTGGGTGGGGTTTAGGGGCGGATCAGCCAATTAGTTTGCAGCAGCGTGATTGGTGGCTAGATAACTTAGATAACGATCTCATTCTGAACATCCGAAACGGTGCTATCTATTATTGGGAACGAGGCTCACTCACCAACCCAACAACGGCACTCAGTACACGCGCTGTCTTACTGTCCTCGCTCACGGGGGCAAGTGATGTGCCTAACGCTGCTATGCAGACCTTGGTCGCACAGGATAACAAACACGTTTTGGCTTTGGGGTGCCAGCCTTACGGCGGCACTGCTACAGATTTTGATCCGCTCCTTATTCGGTGGTCGAGTCAAGATGAGCCGCAAAACTGGACACCTTCTACGGTTACGTCTGCTGGGTTTATACGAGTATCGCGTGGCTCTAAGATTGTCCGTGGGCTAGCAACACGCCAGGAGATCTTGGTGTGGACAAATTCAAGCTTGTACTCTTTGCAATACACCGGTACGACGGATGTTTTTGCGCTACAGGAACTTGCAGACAACATCTCAATCATGGGGCCGCGAGCTGTAGCCACTGCAAACAACGTCACATACTGGATGGGACAGGATAAGTTTTACGTCTATTCAGGTCAGGTGCAGACACTGCCTTGTACGTTGCGACAGTATGTGTTTCAGGACTTTAACTTCAACCAAGCCGACCAAGTGGTGTGCGGTACGAATGAAGGGTTTACTGAGATTTGGTGGTTCTACCCAAGCGAAGATTCAACTTGGAACAATCGCTACGTCATCTTTAATCATTTAGAAAACGCTTGGTACTACGGCAATATCGTACGTACAGCATGGTTAGATACTGCGATTCGGGGTAATCCGCTAGCTTGCCGTACGCTGGAGGGTGAGACTACGGGCAATATCTTTGAGCATGAGCTTGGGATTAACGATGACGACGCGCCTATGGAGTCATACATCCAGTCATCCGACTTTGACTTGGGGGATGGTGAGCAGTTCATGCTTACCCGTCGGTTGCTACCAGACTTTAACTTCACGGAATCGACAAGAGATGACCCATCGGTAACGATGACGATACGTCCAAAGAGGTTCTCAGGAAGTGCATACGCAAACACGGCGTCAGATACTCAAAGCGTTGTCTCCAACATTGCGACAATTAACCAATACACCGAGCAGGTATTCATCCGTGCGCGTGGAAGGCAGATGGCCTTAAAGGTAGCGTCTACAGATCTTGGGGTGCAGTGGCAGCTTGGTTCGCTCCGTCTTGATGTGCGCCCGGATGGTAAGAGATAACGATGGCGATTATTGGGTTTCGTGCTCCTGCGCTACCGCTCCCGCCGCCTCAGTACGATGTCAGGCAACAGAATGAGTTGATCCGTGCCTTGCGGTTGTACTTCAATCGCTTGGATTCATTAGCACCTAACGAAGCCGATTCGTATAGAGCAAATCAGTTTATTGGTGGTACGTTCTCTGGCACAGGCATTACCGGTACAGCGATCTCTGGGTTTGGTAGTGGTTTATCCGTACCGTATGGGGCGTTTCAAGATAGTACAGATCAGGTTGCAGTCAGCACAACAGAAGCTTATCCGGTGACCTTTAATACTACTGATTATTCTCTTGGAGTCTTTGTAGAGAACAATTCAAGAATTACACCGTATATAAACGGACTGTACAACCTTCAGTTTAGTATTCAGTTAGTTAACACTGATTCTCAGATACATGACATAGATATTTGGTTTCGGAAAAATGGTACTAATATAGATAATTCTAATTCTAGGTACTCAGTTCCTAATAAACATGGCTCGATTGACGGGCATTTGATTGCAGCATTGAATTTTTTTACAGCTTTAAATGCTAGAGACTACATAGAGATTATGTGGCGCACAGACAATACTGCTGTTAGCATTCAAACTCTACCGTCAACATCTAGTCCTGATAGACCAGCTATACCGTCTGTAATTGCAACGTTGTCTTGGGTGGCTGCTTTGCCAAATTCATTTATTGTGCCCCCAACCAGAAGCGTATCTCTAGCTGGGTATGCACCCACCGTCACTATTGCTTAGTAGGTAAATCATGGCTACGTTTTACGGAAATAAAGGGCAGTACACGGACGACATCATAGGGGCTTTGTCTTTCTATGATCTAACGGATTGAGGTAGATAATGGCTACTACATTCACAGCCAAAGATGGCATGGTGTTTAACACAGCGGCTAGCAGAGATGCTTACGAAAATCAACTAGCAATAAACGCTGCAATAAGAAGTACGGCTTCTGGACTAGGAGTTAATTTACCAGCCGCTTGGAACTTCATGACCCCCCAGCAACAGGTAGATTGGTTTATAAACAGTAAAATACCACCTGAAAAACTAAAAGATTTTTTTAGTACGGGTATTGAAGGTATTCCTGGTAGTGGAACTTACACACCAGAAGAAAAACTTCTTGTTGATAGCCTTACCAATTTACCTAGCGGTGGTACAGCTCAAGATATAATTAATGCTACAACTACAGGCGGCACAACTACAGTAACAGATACCGCAGCAGATAAAGCCGCAGCAGATGCTAAAGCCGCAGCAGATGCTAAAGCCGCAGCAGATGCTAAAGCCGCAGCAGATAAAGCCTCAGCAGATAAAGCTGCCGCTAACCAAGCTCAGCAAAATACTTCTAGTGCAGGGCTAAACGCAATCATGCAACAACGGTTTGATGCTATGGGGCTACCCCCCGGCACAGACTTGTCACCGCTTAACACGTTAAGCAAATACGACTTCTCTAAAGCTGCGCCTCAGTTGCGTATAGCAGGTACATATACAAACCCACTTTTAATGCCGACCAAAGCAGGTAGTCCGGGGGTTGCACCAACATACACACCAGAGCGTGCGCCTACGCGAGAAGAAGCATTTATGCGGTACGCGTTTCCCGATGGGGTTGCAGGTGCCACTGATATTGAAGACAACATTACTCGTGGGTTGCAGTTTGCACGTAACCTTGGGTTAAACCCGACCGAGACTCTAGGACTTATTAACAGAGCACTCCCGGCAGACCAATTTATAGCACCTAATCAATTACAAGCTGCTGTTGAACCGCGTGCTGGGTTACTTGCTTTGGCGCAGCCTCGTGTGGGTCCAAGCGTGTCGTTCCGAAGAGAATTTGGTAAGGTATCGGATATACCAATTAGGACTGTTCCTGACTACAAAGAAAACCCAGCTTTGGCTGGTGCTGGAGGTGTAAAAGGGGGTTCAGGTGTCTACGGCATAGATATTCTCCCCCCGTCACTTCCCGGTGAAGCTCGTCAAGAATTAGCCGAAGGTGGACCAGCTAAAGCTGGAGAGAAGGCATACACCCTTGCTGATTTTGGTATCTCCACCCCATCGGTTGCAGGCACTTTAGGCGTACCACGTAATGTTGTTTTTAATAAAACGTTGGAAGCCGCAGAGAAAGGCAAAGTTCGTACAGGGCTGTCTGATCTTATTGATTTACAAAACTTAGCGATTCGCCAAGGGCGTACTGATAGAGACTATATTGATCTATTGTCGAGAGTTGCTGACTCCTATGGATATTCTCCCAGTCAGTTTGGACGTATTGAAGCAAGAGGGCCAGCAACAAGTGATATTCGTACCTATAACCCATACTACTTTGCAGAGGGCGGTGGTGTTGGTCGTGGGTTAGGCAGTATTGCCATGAAGGGTTACGCTCAAGAGATGGCGCAGAAAGGCCGGTTCGGTGACACGATGCTGGCCCACATTAGTCCTGAAGAAGCTCAGATGCTACAAGCCGCAGGGGGCGCGGGTACTATTAACCCAGAGACAGGGTTACCTGAGTATTTCAGTTGGAGAAAAGTATTAAAGGGTGTGGCTAAGGTTGCGCCTTTTGTTGTGCCGTTTATTCCTGGGCTAGGACTCGCTGCTAAAGCACTAATTTCTGGTGTTGCTGGTGGGCTTGGTGGACAGAAAGGCTTTGACTTTAAACGCGGTCTGATGTCAGGCTTGATGTCTTATGGCATTGGCAGTGCAGCACAGAACCTCGGGCTTACAAGCGGAGCCGCACCCACAGGTGCAGAGGCAGTAGCACCACAAGCAGCGATTGATACCGCTAGTCGATTTACAGATCCAAATCTTATGGCTGGAAATGTAGGAAATAGCGTAATGTTTGGTGGGCCTTCTACATTGCCTATTGCCCCAGAAATGTCAACAGTGCCTTCGGACTTCGCAAAAGAAATAATGACCCCGAGTATGCCTACGTCCGACTTAGGTTCTTTTAATGCTTCTCCTGGCACACCTCCAGTTACGGAACCTTCTGCGCTAGACACCATCAAAGCTAAGATATCCCCAAGTCTAGAAAAAGCCCAGACCGTGCTTGATAAACCTATAGACACAATGTACGCGCTGCCGATGGCATTAAGTTCAGCGGCAATGGTGTCTGAAGGCGATAAAGCTGCACAAGCTATTGCAGCGCAGCAAGAGGAAGAAGATCGCAAGAAGCGTCTAGGATTGCAGTTGTTTGCCGAAACGCTTGGTCGTGTGCCGGTCAGAGGGGCTTCTGGTGGTATGGCTGGAATAGGCGCACTTGCTGCGGGTGGTGCCACGGGTTCTGCAAATGAACCACGCACAATTAACGGTGCGGGGGATGGCATGAGTGATAGCGTACCTGCTACCATCGAGGGTATTCAAGAGGCTCGTCTTGCCGATGGTGAGTTTGTGATCCCTGCCGACGTTGTTGCAGATCTTGGTAATGGCTCCAGCAACGCTGGGTCTAAGAAACTTTACGCCATGATGGACCGAGTTAGGAAAGCTCGGCATGGCACAACAAGACAACCGCCCGAAGTAGACATGGGCCGTTTGATGCCTGCTTGAAGGAAGAGCTATGAGCACTACACAAACAATCACCACCGCAGCCGAAATACCAAAGATCCTTGAGTCGTTTTATACGACTTCGGGTACGGGGCTTATCCCTCGCGGAACTGCGGAAATTTACCGACAAACCGCCGAAAGACCGAGTGGACTTATCGGTGCGGCTGCCTACACAGATATGTACAAGCCTGTCATCGAGGCAGGGCTTGCAGGTGCTCAAGGTATTGCAGGGCTTTCTCCCTTCCAACAATACGTCGGGCAACAACTTAGTGGGATGCAGCTCCCTGGGCAGTATGGGTTAGCTACCGAAGCAGGGCAACAATCTGCGGCAGGATTACAAGCACTGCAAAACGCACAAGCTCTTGGGGTTCTAGGCCCAGAAGCAGCTAGGCAGTTTACGTCTGAAGAAGCTAAGGGGTACATGTCCCCTTACATGCAGAATGTTGTTGATCGTCAACAGGCTGCTGCAATCAAGGCCGCAAGGGAAGCGCAGTTAGGACAGAACCTTGCTGCGGCGCGTCAAGGCACTTACGGTGGGGCTAGACAAACACTTCTCCAAGGGCAGCGTGAAGCTGGACTGCAATCAACGCTATCTGATATTCAAGCCAAGGGTTTGCAGTCTGCTTACGAGCAAGCACAACAACAGTTTGAACGTGATCGTGCTGCACAAATGTCGGTAGGTCAGCAGAATCTCCAAGCACAAATGGCTAATCAAGCTGCACAGCAGCAGGCCAATCAGCTTAGACTCGGTGCAGCACAAGGGCTTGGTGGGTTGGCAGGTACGTTTGGTCAGCTTGGTACTCAACAACTTGCTGGTCAGCTTGATCTCACGAAGACTCAGGGTGCATTTGGTGATCTCCAACGAGCTGTTCAACAGCAGCAGCTTGACGCTGAGCGTGGGTTCCTTACCGATCAAGCGCAGTACGGTATGACTCAGGTGGGTCAACTCTCTAACTTACTACGTGGTATCCCACTTCAATCTTCGACACAAACGGCAACTGCACCTCCTCCAAGTTTTGCTAGTCAACTGACTGGCTTAGGCTTGACAGGGATCGGACTGTACAACATGCTTGGCGGGGGTAAAGGATGAGCCTTCAGACCTTAGATAAAGTCCTTAATAAAACTGCGGATCGCTCAGTAGGCGATCTCGTTGCCACGTATGGTTCAAACATGCAGCGTTTGAAGATGGATGCTGCTGCGGGTAAAGTGGACCCAACCAAAGCGTTGATGGCAATGATGATGATCCAGCGGATCGTCGCAGCAAACGTTCAACCTCCTTCCGGCACGACGGTTGCTCAAGATGCTGGTATGGCACCTCCCCCACAACCAATGGGCATGTCTGCTATGGCTCCCCAAGCCGCGCCGCAACAACCCCCAGTGCGTATGGCCTACGGCGGTCAAGTTGCTGTTAGTAACAACCAAGTGCCATCACCTGCGATGGAGCGCGGTCTTGACGGTATACCTATCCCTGACAACATGTTTGACTATGCTGATGGCGGCATGGTTGCATTTGCCGGTGGTGGCGATGTGCAGCGGTTTGCTCCGGGCGGTCAGATGGAGTTATTTCCTGAACTAGATCGATTTGGGCAACCTAAACCAAGACTTAGTGGTGCTCCAAGACCTACTGGCACGACATTCGCGCAAGCGTTTCCAAGCGCAGCGGCAACACCTGCTGCTGCGACACCATCGATGTTCTCTCGTGGGTTGAGCTTTTTAGGAAGGATGGTTCCTGGGGCACAAGCGTTGTTTGGTATGGATGACCTAAATGTTAATGAAGCAGAAACATTAGCAGTACTTAAACGTCTATATGCGTTGGGGTATACGCAAGAACAAATTAACGCAATGAAGCCTGAAGAGGCTAAGCGTGTTGCTATTGCAAATAAACCGCCTCAAGAAACATTCCCGCAAGCTGCGGCGCAACAAGCTGAGGCAGAAGCGCAAGCTGCGGCTAATAAACCGCCACCCCCGAAAGTTCCTGCTGCTGCACCCGCAGCACCGGCTGCTGTTCCTGCAAAACCTGCTGATCTTGGACCTGTGCCCATGTTGTCTGCTGCACGCTCTGCCGCAGAAGGTACGTTACAAGCAGAAGGGGGCAAAGATATTCCGGTGGTTCCTGGGCTTTCGCAGATCAGAAGTGAGCGGGTAAAACAGCTTACTGATGAAGGCTATGACTTCAATCTTCTCAAAGATATGGTTGCTGAAAACCGCAAAGATATCGAAGCAGTTCCGCAAAAACGGAAAGAAGCTGCCAATATGCGAGTGCTTGAAGCAGGGTTAGCTATTCTCGGCGGCGCATCCCCACATGCGTTTGTCAATATCGGTAAGGGTGCTGAGGGTGCCGTAAAAGGTTACGCACAGGATATTAAAGAGCTTGATAAGCTTGAGCGTGATTACAAGTTGCAAGAGCGTCAGATCCGTACCCTCCAGAACAAAGAAGCCGCAGAGTTTACGAAAGCAGATCAAGCACGTTTGGATAAAGCTATTGAACGGCGCGACAACGCTCTGGATAAATACAACCTGCGTGTTGATAGACTTGCCGGGATTATGTACGAAGGTGAAATGGGTCTATATAAGCAGAAGGCACAAGACGCTGCGGCTATGGAACGCACCAAAGAACAAGGTAGAACGCAGCTAGCAGCGGCAAGGATAGGTGCTAGTAGACCTTCACAACTCTCAGAGTTGCGAGATTTATTCCGTAGTAGTGATCCTAAAGATAGACAACTTGCCGAATCGTTTATTGGTCAGAACAAGATGGGCAAACTCACATACGAAGAAGCTATGAAGCCTG